GCACGGCCCGCCTGCATCGCCAGATAGCCGATCAGGTCCACGCCAGAGTCGTCGAGCAGTTCACGGGCGACCTGGAGCAGGATGCCGTACTTGTACGCCGACAGCGTCGCCAGGCCGAACGTCGGGTCCGACTGCTGAATGTTGCCTGCCTGAGCGGCAGACGCAGCCGTCGAATGCGCCGTGGTCTTGGGGACCTGCAGAGTTTCACCACCGGCGGTGTTCAGCACCGTCGGCCCGGCCTGCAGAAGACCCGACACCTCAATGAGGTGGGCGATCAGCTGGTCGTAGAAGTCCGTCGGCACCAGGTTGCCACCAGCGCCAGTCGTCGAAGTGGACAGCGTACGGTACTGCACCGGGCCGTAGTTCCACTGGATCGACGAGTTATCCGGCCGCGTCACTTCCATGAATTTCGGCGCACCCGGCTCGCCCTTCAGGAACGACCGGAACTCGTCGTTCAGCTTCCGCGTCACCGGGCCCTTTGCCGCCATCTCCCGCTTCTGCTCACGGGAAGTGATCTGGTCGAACATCTCGTCGGCTTCGCGGGCGCGCTTCTCAGCGTCGAGGGCGGACTTGATCCTCCGGTCGAGGGTGTCCATCTCCTCATTCATGACCTCCCACTTGCCCTGCTCCTCGGCAGTGAAGGCCCGGTTCTCGTTAGCGGCGTCGTCGGCGAGCGACTTGCACTCGTTCCACACCTTAAGACGCCGGTCGCGCAGCGCCTTGGTAACCTCGCTGGCCATGAATCCCCCTTCAGGTGAACCAGCTGAATTTCGGGTTCACCCCGGCCAGCGGCAGGCAGAGGGTGCCAGATCGTGGGCTACACGCCTGGTAACACAGTAACGCTAACTCGGCGATGTGGCAATCACAGCCCGTCGTCGTAGCCGTCCTCGGCGCTGTCATCGCCGTCGAGCGGGTCACGCCGCTTACGCAGCAGCAGCGCAGCAGCAGCCGGGCCGAACAGGCGCTTCGGTTCCGGCCGGTGAACAGGCTTCTCCGCAGGGCGATCAGAGCGCTGGAACAGCCTGCGCAGCTCGTCATCTTCGGCGAGGGCACGGACCTCATCAACCGACGCCTGCGCCCAGTTCGCCAGCGACACCAGCGCAGCCGACGTCGCCCGCATCGCAGCAGTCGAATCCGGGTAACCCGGGGAAAGCACCGGCGCCACATCAACCAGCTCCACGCTGTGCAGCGTACGCAGCGGGAAATTCTGGTCCGTCACACCCCACTCGTCGCCGCCCGGGGTGACACGGAACGCGAAAGACGAATGGCGGATGTCGCCGCGCTGCACCAGTTCCCGGATGTCCGCGCGTGCCTCAGGCGGCAGCACCTCATAGTCCAGGCCCATCGGCTTAACATTCAGCCGCAGCGTATGCGCCGCTGTCGTGCCCAGGATCATGTTCGAATCGTGGTTGAAGCGGGCCACGACGTCATGCCACTGCCCGGCGCGTGCCTCGTCAAAAGCGTGCGGCGAAACCTGCTCGATGAAGCCGCCCAGGTTCCGCGACTGGCGCGGCAGGAACACCGTCGCGTAGCCACCGATCCACTTCCCGTCAGCGCCCTGGTCGCGGTACTCCAGCCGCATGTCGGTGTCCCGGTAGATCGAGTTGATCCGCAGTTCACGCATCTCCTCGTCCCGGGTCAGGCTGTTCTCACCGATGTGGACACCAAACTTCTTCGCAGCTGCCCTGATCTTCCCCATCGCCTTCGACCCGAACGGCGACTGCGGCGCACGCGCCAGCGCGTTTCGCACGTGAGCCGCGTCGTGAACTGGGAAATGCCGCAGGCTGCGCGGGACCGTCTTCCCCGACTCGTCCTTCTTCCCGCCCGGCTCAATATAGGCGAAGGCGCTGTCAGGAAGATCGTTGATCGAGGAGGTCGTCATTTCGGCCACTGGCCTAACCCTTTCAGTGTGTGCCGTTTAGCAGTGCCGGGTTCCTGCCCTGCAGGAGGGCAAGAGCCTGAGGGCCGAACGTGAATGCTGGTTCGTGGCCCTCTCCCGTACCGGCAGGCTGCGGCGGCCCGGCCAGTTCGTTCTCAGGAGGCAGATCCACCACCAGGTCATCCAGCTGCCCCTTGATCCGGGCTCTGGACGCCTTGTAGATCCGCTCCTCATACTCGTGCTCGTCAGCGAAACAGCCGCAGGAAGCTGCGTCGTCGATCCACACCGATGCGCGTTTACGGTCCGCGAGCGTGCAGCGGTGATGCTTCAGCCCGAAGAACCCGGTAATCTCATCGCCGCGCCCAGCCACCGCCGCGTTCCCGCCGGTGGCGTTTTTCAGGTTACGGCCCAGCACAAGCTGATGCGCCAGATACTGCTCCGGGGTCATCAGGCCCTGGATCTGCTCCACCTGCGGCCCGCCGCCAGCTGGGTGCAGCTGGCCCTCCCCCGGTGACGCCCCCACCTGCCCCGGGGCGCCCTGCGCAGGTGCGCTGCCAGGTTCGGGCGTGAACCCTTCGCCTTGCAGCGTCTTCAGCAGGTTGGCGATCAGCTCCGCCTCGATCGTCAGCTGCGGGATCATCGACTTGGGGATCGCCCTCGTCGTCGCAGCCATGCGGACCATCGCGTCCAGCGGGATCGTCTCCCCGCCCAGCCCACCCGGCAGCGGCGGCATGTCCTCTTTCCGCCGCATCTCATCGACGGTGACCGCGCCCATGTCCCGCTGCACCTTATAAATGTCCCAGCGGGTCTTCACATCGGTTTTCAGCAGCGCATCCGTGTTGAACCTGGCGTACTGCGTCGCAGGCAGCAGGGACGTCAGCAGATGCTCCAGCCGCACCAGCCACGGCCGCAGCGTGTCAGTGATCAGCGACAGGGTCTCCTGCGCGACGGTCGCATACGTGAGACTGTCCCCGCGCCGCCCGCCGACCTTCGTCGGCGGCACCCCGTAGATCGCGGCGATCTGTGTCGCGTTCAGCTGCATCGCCTCAACGAACGCCGCTTCAGACGGCGGCACAACAACCGGCTTATAGTCCCAGTCTTTGCCGTACACCAGCGGTTCACGGCTGCGCAGCGTGTCAGTCAGCCGCCGGCGGATCTCCCGCGCCTGCTCAGCGTCAACCTCTTCCGCCAGATTCTGGAAAGTACCGGGCGGGAAACCGCCGTTTCTGAACCATGAAGCGGAATATCCCAGCGCCTCCACTCCCTGCTGGAACAGGGCGATAAAAGCGCGCAGCGGGGAAATAGCCTGGGTGCGGCCCGGGATCACAAACGCCCGGACATGCACCAGTTCTTCGCGGGTCAGCTGCCTGCCCGCGAGATAGATACGCGCCTTCAGCGGGTTCCACGGCTGGATCGTGTCATCCTCAACGACCATGTCCTCGGGGGGCAGCCACTCGATCGTCTGCGGGTACCCGAGCCCGTTCGGCGACGTCACCCCCGTGCGGGAAGAGATCAGGCCCCACGCGTTCCCCCACAGCAGCGCCGAGCTGATGCACTGGAACAGCCAGTCATACATCGTCGTGTTCATGTCCGCCGACGGGTTCTCCAGCAGCTGCGAATGCTCAATCAGCTGCGGGCCCTCCGCCGTTTTGCGGTACACGTGGATAGGCAGCGACGCGATCGCGTCGGCGATGAAACGGACACACGAATACACCGCCGCAAGCCCGATGACGACATCGACGCCCTGCACCTGCTGCGACGGATGAATCGGCTAACGGGCCGCCGATATTAAAACGACACTAACCAGTATGGATTGGTCCACGGCTGAATAACTGCCATGGAACTCCACCGATTGTGCGCATTTCAGCGTTTACCCTATCGACGACACCCATGACTTCCGCATCACCTCCTACCCCTAATCCATGCTAGGCTTCTGACATGCCCAGACGACCGAAGAATCTAACTGGCCAGCGCTTCGGGCACTGGGTGGCTCTCAGCAGAACTGAGCCTAGTGCCACCGGTCATACAAGCTGACTATGCCGATGCGACTGTGGAACTGAAAAGATCGTGCGTCAAGAAAATTTGACGAACGGGCGGAGCCAGAGTTGTGGTTGCGCCGCATTGGAGCAACCCCGAAATTGGGCTCACCCGGGAGACGGCCGCTGGAAGCCGCGCAATCGTGATGTAACACTCGCTGACACGCTTTCTCAACTTGACGACTAGGAGCCGGCGTCCTTGCTGCCGAACGGCTTCGCCGCGCCGGGAAACGGCTTCTTC